CTGTATAGCGTTTAAATTTTGTAGTCTCTATACCGTCTGACTAGTCAGTCTACAAAATTATATTATCTAGTGTTTGTATTATACATAAAAAAAGGGGCGATGTGAACACCGCCCCTTTTAAGTAACCTTTTACAGTTAAATAGTTTGACTATTAACTAGTAGGTAATTTTCCATTACCAAATACTGCTCTTGGATCAGACCATCCAAAAGAATATCTTTCTCTAGCTTTAAATCTAACGTTTCCTGTATCGAAATCACCTTCCATAGCAGTTTTAATTGGACTTCTAATGAAGTGTTTAAAACCGTTAGGTGCATCAGTTAACAAGAAGAAAGCATCCGTATCAGTTAAGAAATTATTAACTGAATATCCTTCTGGAACCATTCCCATGTTAGCGATTGCGTTGATATCGTTATCAGCAGTTCCGACTCTTTGAGGAGACTTCATGATTCTCTCAGCAGTAAATTGTAATTCTTTTGGAATTATCATTTTTCTACCTTGAGAAGCAATTTTTAAGCCTCTTTCATCAACAAAAGCACCAATATCAATCAAAGATTGTTCTAATGATGTTTCGTTAAGGTCGGCAGCAGTTGCTAATACGTTTGAGAACGTATTACCAGTTGCAAGTGGGTGAGCGTTGTTTATTAATGAAACACCATCTCCTCCATTGAAACCAGCTGTTTTCTGTGCATTATTTAACACAGATGCTGCTTTAACTTGTTTAGTGTTCGACATCGATCTTGCAAGAGCTCTTGTGTATCTTGCAGCCAATCTGTCGTACAGGTTATCCTCGATTGCTTCCTCAGTGATAGAGAATGCTAAAGCGATTGTTTCGTGTGAGTATCTTGCTGTGAAAGTTTCACCTGCTTGATCAAACACTACTCCCGCACCTTCTTGTTTAACTGGTGCTGAAGCGAAACCGCTTAACATTACTTCTTCTTCAAAAGCTCTGTCAGATGTTTCAGACGGGAAAATCTCCGCATGTTGATTTTCATATCTGTTATATTCCAGGCCGAATAAAGCATTCAAACCTGGCTCTAGTTCTTTAACTAGCTGTGCTCGTGATATTGCCATAGTTATTCTCCTTTATTACGCTATACCTGTACCACTTCTATAGAAGTGATTGTTGATTCTAACAAGAATATTAGCATTAGCATTTCCAGTATCAGAATTATCTGGATCCTGTGAAATGTCTATTGCTTGTACCGCAAAAGTAGCTGTTGTGCCTGATTGGCTAACATCTAATTGTACGCTTGATATTCCTGTTTGTGTAACACCGCCTGCAGTAGTAGCAGAGTAATTTTTAAACAGATCCGCTCTTGTAAAAGCCTCATCAGCGTCCATTAAAAATACTGCGTCTGGATCGTCAACAACAAAGGCAGTAATATCGCCTTGAGTTGGTGTGATTCCACCAGGGTAGTAATTTTTGTACGTTGGCTTTTGAGTAGTTGGATCGTTATAAAAAACTCCGTTAAAAACACCCACAACAGCGTAACTAGTATGACCAGTATGTCTTTCGATATTTCCTGTAGAAACAGGAACAACCAAGTCGCCTTGGAATATCGCAGTGCCATAATTTGGCTTAATAGTATATCTGTTTTGAGCACCTACTAATGGTGTACCGTCTAGTTTTCTGTGCGGTCTTAGACCGAACTTTTCTAGTTGATTTGCCATAGTTGTTTTCTCCGTTATGTTTAGTTTAGTTTAACTCCAAGCTAACTCGGTAGGTAATGCAAAAAAACTATTTTTTTCGACTACCACCAAAGGTAACTCTAGATTGCCTATCAATATTGATGGGCATCTCTGGTCGTTGTTCCTTCATTAGATCATTATCAACCGCTTGAATTTGTTCTTGAGTAATTCTATCGAAGTACTCGGCACGGCTTTTTAATATCTCTTCAGGTATCCTTGCCAACACAAGGCCACCGATTCCTATACACCCTTGATACTGTCCCTGATTGATGATTGGATATTTGCTGACATCAGCTGAGTTTTTAATCTCTTCTGCTCTTACAAATTCCCAACCCTCTCTAAGTTTTTTGGTTACATTAGCTGTATCCTCAAACCCAGCCACGCTCGTTCGTATCCAACGATGGGCATAGCCCTGTGGTGCGGGTGGTGCGTCTAAACTCGATGGTGGAGTCCAAGCGCTAGGTTGTTTTTCTTCTTGCCTAGTCTCTGACTGGCGTGAGGTTCTTTTGATATTATCCATTTGCATTCTCCTTCACGTATTTTGCGTATTCCTCTAGTGGCACCCCTAGTTTTTTAGCGATAACTATTTGTGACTTGGTGAGTTTCACTGATCGGCGCCCGGTTTGGTTTCTTTGTGCAGAAGCAACAGTTTGGACGGGTTTCTTTTGCTCCTGTGGTTGACTAAATCTATGAGGAAAATTATCCTTCATAACTTTATCAATTTCATTATAATACTCATCACTCTCTGCGTCAAACCCCTGCTCTACAAGATCATTATGGGCTTGAAACGCTGCACTTGTCATGATTTTATCGCTACCGAACCATTCGTTTTTTTCAGCCCATCCTTTGGCTTTATACGAAGGTGTTGCAGCATTTGCTTGAGGTGCTTGTTGTATTGGTTGTTCTACTTTAACTTCAGCCTTAGCTCTTTCTTCTTTAGCGTCTTCTTCAGCTTGGGTCATCTTAACTTTTTCTGCTTCTACAGCCAATGTTGCTATTCTAGAATTTGCATCAGCTATTTTATCAGCATCTTGATCTGAAATAGCATCTCGTAACGCTTTTTTAGCATCTTCTTGTTCAGCGACAACTCTAGCAGAAAATTGTTCTATATAACTTTTACTAGTTTTTGAAAATCTAGTGTTAGTATCGTCAAGTTGATTTTTTAAACCTTTTGCATAATCTAAAGCAGCTTTTTCTCTTCTTTCAGATTCTCTAATTTTAAAAGTTAATTTATCTATTCTTCTTTTAACTTTTTCAGATACATCAGAAAGACTATCTTCTTTAATTTCTGGTTTAACTTCTTCGTTTATTGTTTCAACTTTAATACCTTCAATACCTTCAGGTTTAGGTTGTGTATAACCTAAATCAACTTCTTGGTTTGGTAATTCGGTTTCTGAAGTTTCTATTTTTTGTTCTTCAACTTCAAGTGTTTGTTCTTTTACTCCATCGGTATCTAATTCAACTGATGAATCTTTTATTTCTTCGGTGTTTTCCATAGTAGCTCCTGTTTAATTGCGTATGTATTAGTATGCGTGCAAGATATCCTCCGGATTATTAATCTTAGCGATTATCTCGTCATCGTTTAGAATACGAACTTCTCCGCCTTCTATTTTAAATCTAGCTCCAGCATAACGACCAAAAATAATCCAATCACCCTTTTTACACCAAGGGCCTTCTGGAAATTTTTCTTTGTCTTTGTAGCATAGATCCCCCATCTTCAATACGTATGCACATACGGTAGTCATTTGTATTGTTTCTTGGGTTGTATCAGAAAGATAAAGTCCACCTTTAGTTTTTTTAGGTCCAGCGTATGGTAAAACTAAAAGTCTATAACCAGTTGGTGTTGGTAATCGTTCTAGAAGATCTTTATTACCTTCTATAGCTTTAACATCTAACTTAGTTTCTTTGATTTCATCTTTTGATTTGTAAGCATCAAGTAATGCTTCTTTTTTAGGTACTTCCTTCGTAGTCTCGAAGTTCTTTGTCATTTAGTAGCTCCTGTTTTTCTTGCAGGTCTTTAAGATCCTGAAGCAAAGACTCTAGGCCTTTGATTTGTCCTCTAATATAGTGAAGTTGTTCTAAATTGTCAACGGTATACACTAAGGTTTCTTTTAGGGATTCTATTCTCTTTTCAGCTACTCTTCTTATTAATGGATAATCTATAATCATTAATTTCTTTTAAGTGAAATTTTATTTTTACCTTGTTTTAATAACATAAAACCATATTCATTTACAATAATTTTTAATACAGCATCCATGTTAAATTTAGGATAATCATCAAATACAAACACTGTTCCTGAATGCGATCTTTCTCCAAAAAAGATTACTTCTTTAATAACATCAATTGTTTTATGTGGACCATCAAAATGAACAAGATCATATTTGTTTTTAATTTTCTTTTTTCTATCTCTGTAAATAGGCACACCATCAGAAAACCTATTCATAAATTCATCATCGCCAAAAGGAAACAAAGTAAAATTTGAGTAATCTAAATCTTTTAATAATTGTAATTTCATATCGTTTGTGTAATCACAAGTGTATGAGCCAGTATCATCATAATGTTGATAATCTAAATTACCATAAGGATCTATTCCAATATGCCAATGTTTTTTGTATTTAAAACTATCAAGAATAATTTTAGAACCTTTTCCTTCTCTAACACCTATTTCTGCAGTAAATAAATCATTACTTTCTAAAGTATCACAAGCTTCTTGAAGGATTTCGTATTCTGTACTATCGCCTTTAATCATAAAAGGTTTATATATTAATTATAACAAAAGTAAATAGATTATATTTTTTGCATTTGAGGATTATTTGATAACATATTTTTTTCTGCTCTAGGTCTTGCAATAGAATCTTTACTTCTTTTTCTAAGTTGAGCAATAGCAGATTCTTTCATCTGTTTTTCTTTTTTAAGTTTTTGCAAATCTCTTTCTAAGTTCATTTTTTATATCCCATACTTTCTCTGTTTCCCCATAGTTTTTGCCATGACCAAACATTTAATTTACTAGACCAATGATAGATAAATAAAATTATATGTTTCATTTTTTATCCTTATTCATTCCGCCCCTGAAGATTTGAGTTCCCTTAATTCCATATATCGATGCCACGACAAGGATCCACAAATTTGTGAACCATGACGGGAGCTGTGAGAACATGTCAAAAAACAATTTGACTTTGTCCATTGCTGTCGGATCATCCGATACGACTGCCCAGGCCAAAATTCCTATGGGCAAACTTAAAATTATTAAAACTGCCTCGTCCTTCCAATCTGATTGACGGGCTTCTAACAGTTTTCCTTGGTAAGCTTCCTCACCTTGAGCCATCTTAGTAGCATGCATTAATTGTGCATCTGACATAGCCATCTTAGTTCTCTGCTTATTAGCATAAATTTTACTACCAGCAGATACTGCAAGTTTAATAGCTGATAACCACATTATCTTTTACCTTTATGAGCACTATTTTTCATAATACTACCATCAGGCATTCTGTGATAACCTGCTTTTACTTCTTTTTTACTTCCTTTGTTTAATTTAACAGGAGGTACTTGGGGGTTTGGGCCACGCAAAGGTGGTGGCCCTGATCTTTTGCCAGAAACTTTATGTTTGTTTTTTGTAGTCATTATTTTTTGACTTTTCCACCTTTAGTAAAAAATCTTCCTGCCATTGCTATAGGAGATAATAATTCAGGTCCTTTAGCACCTTTGTCTTTTGCTTTTTTCATTGCAAGTAATCCTAAAGAAGCCTTAACTGTTTT